GTCAAGGAAGTCATAAGCTGTTCGGCGAACCACCCTCACTGCCTCAGCCTCTGTCACAATCTGGTTGCTACCCACAAGTAAATCAATAGGCCACGAAAGCTGATCTTTCAGTTTATCCTGGATGGTCCGCATGTAGCCATAATTGAAAATTTGCGGGTTGAGGAAGTCAGGTACTAATGCTAAGGTCCCAAGAAGGGTATCGCCCAATGTGACGGACCCATAATGTAACGGGACCCCTTTATGTTCCGCTTCCTCAAGGAGATCAGATAACTCCTTTTCTGCATGTCCTTCGTGGCCTTTATTAGAGTACCAGGCAGCCATCACCTGCTTGTAAGTTGGTATTGGGGTTGGCCTGGCCAAAAGTCCTCTTCGAAGGGATGATGACCTGGTCAGAATAGTCTTGATTTCATTGTAAATATCTGGATGGTGAGCTGTTAAACTCATGTATGAAATCAATCGGCGTGCCCTATAAACAGGGTCAAATGTGACCAAAGGTGCCACCATTTTCCCAACCAACTTTTCCTTATTGTGCCAGACAATCCGAGAGGGAATTTTCAATCCTAGTTGTTGAAAATCCTTCATGTCTTGCCTATTCGGCTTCCTTGAAAACTTAGAAAGAAACTCAATCTTTGAAAGTGGCTTAGACACCATGTTGTTTGTGACTCCCCACCGCTTCATGACCTTCTGAATATTAGTCATGTTCCAAGTGGGGGGTTTTGTTGCAAGCACAGATAAAACATGGTCGTCTCCATAACATGACAACTCATTGAAGTGTTTAAATTCACGTGCACTTAGCCCAGTTAGTTCCCTCCATGCCATGAGGTAAAGAGTGACTAATGCTAGTGAATTGTCAGTGGTGGTGGAAGAATGACCTGTTGTTAACCCTTCTCCCTTGGCATAAATGTTGCCAGTGGATGTGGTGTTCAGGGCCTGATGTTTCACCATGATATAATTGACATCAATGAGTTCACAAATCCTTTCATAGTCCTTATGGTGCTCAAAGCCCTTCTTTCGAACAGCCTTAATCATCTCTTGGACCCTTCCGGTTATGGTAGAGTCAAACTCACTCATATCACCCTCATAATGGTGTTGGCATCGTGCATGGTTAGCAAATATGTCAGCCATATGGTAACCATTCAGCGGAGCACCAACCCTTATGGGTGTTGTTTCCCATTTAAAGTTGTGATTTGGAGCATAATTCCAGATAGTTGACAAAATGTACTGGGAGATAGGACTACCAATGACAGTCCGGATTTTATCTCTAGCCCATTTCCTTTCTGGAAGTGCTTCTCCCTTAACACTGACAGCACTAACAGGTATAATTTGTGCTGCCACTTCAAAAGTTCTTCTCCACAAATCTTTGAAAGCGCGCATCCCGCCAATGTCCCTAATAAAATGGGACCGCCGGTATTTGCGCCTTCTTTTGAATGGATCAGCCATAAAGGCCCCCAACCCAAACTTCTTCTCCCACATTTGGATAATGTAGTTAAATGGTGTCAAGCGTGATTGTTTGAATATGTCACCCACCATGAACCACACGTCCTCAATTGGTAAGTCTGGGTATGAGTACCGGGGGGAATGGAAATACCGACTAGTTGCTTCAATCTCATTCTTTATAGATGCATAGCTTTCAGCACGTCGGTATTCTAGGGCGTGGATCCTCAACTTGTCGAGCTGGTGGTCCACATGCCCTTTGATATTATGGATTCCCTGCTGCCAATCGGTCCCTGAAATAACCCATTCTTTCCAAGACTTGACAGCAGGGTCAGACAAATCAGGGTCCTTTAAATCAACATTGATTGGCCAACCAAGGCTTGCCATGAGATCTTTTGACTCCTGGATAGACTCGACGGTTGGCACAGTCCGGAAACCTCTACGAATATAATGTGGTAACCCCAGTTCAGAAACCACAATAGCCAGCTGCATACTGACTTGATTCAAGTGGCTCTGAAAAGACCTGAAAGTGTTTTCATTTTTGAAAGCCTTTTTAGAGGTAAATTTAACCCCATATAAATGCATATCAAGGGCCTGCACAGTGAAATCAACCAATAGCCCAGTGACCCGCCACTTAACCCATTCAACAAATGGGGTTGGCTTATCAGAGTCAATCCAAGTGCCAATGGCCCTTGACACATTCACTATAAGGTTAATTGTTTGACCAACCAGCCCGTCTGGCAATGACCAAATCAACCCAATCATGCCCAGGTATGCCCAAAACAATCGAAGCTGCAAATTCAC